ACCGGCAGCGAAAAGCAGCAGATCCGACATATGGTCTTGCGACCATAGACCAAAAGCGTCGGCGCAACATCGCATACAAAAATCGTCGCGAACGACAACTCGATCGGAAGAAAGCCGCGATCATTCACGCGATGCGCGAAATTGGCTGGCTACAGGGGTATGATATTCAAATCCCAGACGAGGGGTTGAAAATATGAAAAACCCGAAAAGAATCAGTTGTGGTTTGGCGCTGGCGATCGAGGCCGCAGGCGGCTCAAAATATGCCCTCGCCAAGCGGCTCGGCATCAAGGCGCAATCGATCAATGATTGGGCTCAGGTACCTCCCGGCCGCGTGTTGCAGATCGAGCGCCTCATCGGCGTATCCCGTCAAAAGCTTCGACCAGACCTTTTCCGCCTTTGAAGCTTAGTATGTGGCCGTGATCCCGGCATACTACCGCTTGCGTTTCCAAGATTTTCGGTTTATGAGCGGAAATAGGTAACACGTTGGTTTTGTGAAGGAAGTGCCGGAAAACCGGCATTCTTCCACGTGGGGACCGTTCAATTTGTACAAATGCCCAAGCTCACCAAGACGCGCGATCGCGGTTGGAGAGATTGGTATCAAACCGCACGGGCGCGCCGACGCTCACGTCGCCAACTACGCGCTGAGCCCTTGTGCGCCATGCACCTCGCGCGTGGACTCGTAGAACCTGCAATGATCGCCGACCACGTTGTTCCACATCGCGGAGATCCCGTTCTGTTCTGGACCGGCCAATTGCAAAGCTTGTGCAAGGAATGCCACGATTCTCGCAAAAGATTTGAGGAACTCCGCGGGTACCAACCCGCAGACGTGGATCAGGACGGTTGGCCGACTGATCCCAGGCACCCAGCCAATCAAGCAAGGCCACGCGCCTAGCCAATGGAACTCGATTGACCATTGCTCGATAGCCCATCAAAAACGAACGCTGTATTGCCTTCCTTGTGTCAATGGAACCCGGTGTTGCGTAGAGAATAATATTCTCTTTTTCGATTGTTCCGATTTGCCACACCCAGGGAAAGCCCTTTGAAAAGCGCGCCACAGAGATGCCCGCTCGCGCGGAATTCCTTAAAAAATGGGCCGGGGACCCTCTTTTCGCGGGAACCAGCCCCCTGACCATCCCAGCGTCAGCGCGCCATAGCCAGGGGGGGGGACCGATTTTTCTTGCCGACCGGTCGGTTTTTGCGGCGCGGCGGCGCCTCGATGTTGGCGGCCGACGGTTTTTGGGGTTTGAAAAAAGAGAATATTATTCTACGGGAAAGTTCCATAAGTGCAAGCCTTTGATTTTGTTGCAGATTGGACGATTGGACGTTTTGGACGGTCTTTTCCGGACTTTTGTCCCGTGACCGCCCGGTAACGTGGGGTTTTCGCTTCGTTCGCTGGGGGGTTGGCCTGGGGTTGAATATCGTTTCAGTCGTGGTTTGAAATAGGTTGCGGGCGGACAGCCCGAGGTGGCCCCCGGACACAGGCTCTTTGGGTGACAAGCTTAAACTGGTCCGGGGGCCTGACCGCGGCATCGGCGGACTGGGTGACAACCAAGTTCTGGCCGCGATCAATTCAACAATACACGAAGAGCATTGGAAGCGCCATGGCAGCAGGACCACGCGGACCCCGACCGATCCCAACGCAACTGAAAATCTTGCGCGGCAATCCTGGGAAGTACCCGATCAATTCCGATGAGCCCCAGCCCTCGATGTTTCCGAGCGTGCCCGAGCCGCCCGCGTTCCTGAGCGGCTACGCGCTGGAGGAGTGGAGGCGGATCACGCCCGAGCTGCACCGCATGCGACTCGTTTCGCTTGTGGACATCAACGTTCTCGCGGCATACTGCCTTGCTTACGAGCGCTGGCGGACCGCCGAAGAGCTTGCAAAGGTGCGCGGCCTCGTGATTGAAAAACGCGGCAAGGCCGACCGGGTCAATCCAATTATTGCTCTAGCGGAACGGTCCGCTGCCCAAATGGTAAGGTACGCCAGTGAGTTCGGACTTACGCCCGCAAGCCGATCTAGAATTACCTCCGGGATTGGCGAGCCGCGCCCGCCGACAAAATTCGACGGACTTCTCGCGAGTTAGACGCGACGCCAAGGGTAAGGAGCAAGCTGCCGAGGTCATCCGCTTCATTCAAAAGCTGACGGTCCCGAGCGGGAAAGGACAAGGAAAACCCTTCAAGCTGGCGCCGTGGCAGAAGGCGTTCATCCGGGACATCTACGAGCCACGTTGCGACGGCCGCCGTGTCGTGCGGCGCGCGATCCTGTCCATGGGAAGGAAGAACGGGAAAAGCGCGCTGATTGCCACGCTCGCTCTCGCGCATCTGATCGGTCCGCGTGCGATACCAAATGGGGAGATCTATAGCGCGGCCAACGATCGCGATCAGGCGTCGATAATTTTCAAGTTTGCGCGGCAGATTGTAGAACTCGAACCGGATCTGAGAAAAGAGGTCGAGATTATTGCTTCGACCAAGACCATTATCAGCAAGCTCACCGGATCGACTTATCGTGCGGTGAGCGCAGAGGCGGGAACAAAATTTGGCTACCTCCCGAGCGTCGTGATCTACGACGAGCTGGCCCAAGCCAAGAGTAGAGATCTCTACGACGCGTTCGACACCGCGTTCGGCGCGCGCGATGAGCCGCTGCTGATTGCGATCTCGACGCAATCGAATGATCCCGAGCACATTTTTTCCCGCTTGGTCGATGACGGTTTGTCGAAGCTCGATCCCACAATCATCTGTCACTTGCATGCCGCAGATGAGGGCTGCGATCTCGACGACGAGAAGCAGTGGAAGAAAGCCAACCCGGCGCTCGACATTTTCCGCGACCGAGAGGATCTACAAGCGGCGGTGAGGCAGGCAATAAGATTGCCATCGCACGAACCCAAAGTTCGCAATCTCTTTTTGAACCAGCGCATTGCTCCGACGGCAACGCTGATCTCGCGCGCCGAGTGGATGGCTTGCTGCGGGCCGGTCGAGTTCCAGGCTGGCGAGCAAATCTATTTGGGGCTCGATCTTGCGAGCACGATCGACCTTGCGGCGCTGGCGATGGGCTCGGCGACTGATCCCTGCCGCACGCGCGTGTTTTTCTGGAAGCCTGCCGAGCTGCTGATCGAGCACTCGAATCGCGATTTCGGTTCCGGCAATCTGCGCTATCTCGAATGGCACAAAGCGGGCCATCTGCGGACGTCGCCGGGCAGGAGCATCGACCCGACGGTGGTCGCGACGTTGATCGCCGAATTGTGCCAGCGCTTCAACGTTCGCGGATTGGCGTATGATCGGTGGCGGATTGAGGATCTATTACGGGAATTCGATCGCGTCGGGCTGGCGGCCTACAAAGACAACGCCGCCGAGCAAAATGGTGGCGGCGGAGGCGGCAACGGCTTGCGATTGGTGCCTTGGGGGCAAGGCTTCCGTGACATGGGTCCGGCGATCGATGCGCTCGAACTAGCAATCTTCGAACGCAAACTAATTCATCCGAATAATCCTGTAATGAACTGGAACATCTCGAATGCCGTGAGCACGATGGATCCGGCCGGCAACAGGAAGTTAGACAAGGATAAGGCGAGATTCCGCATAGACGGCGCAAGCGCGTTGGCGATGATGATGGGGCTCCGCTCACGGACCGGAGCGATCAAGCCGTTCGATATAACCACGATGATCGGATGACGGAATTTGAAGCCGAACATCGTATTATGATTGCCATCGCTGAATCATGCCAGCGCTCGCGAGAGCCTTCGCATTCGTGGCACGTGTTTGATTGGATGTGTTATCGCCTACGGATCAAATATCCGTTGGTAACAGGGCAAGTGATAAATTGGAACACCATGACGTGAGCGAGCCAGCCGACGAGCCGACGGTCCGTTATTATTTCACGAAAGATCGTTGGGGCGTGACGTTCGAATGCGGACCACGAAGTCAAAAAGCGCTCCTGCTAGCCTTTCCATGGCTGCGAGAGATTCGGCGTAGCTTTGAGACCAATCGTCCCCTGCCAATTCCCGAGCGGGAAGTGGAATTACAATCTCGTCGTTCGGGCCGTAAGAAACCACCACCTCCCAACGCGGTTCGGAATCGGTCAACGTCATCGTCGCGCGGACCTGCTTGACTTCGATTTTAGCCACGCCGGCGAATCCTATATCCAGGTCTCGAAGATCACCGGGTCATCGTCTTCCGTCGGCGCCAGCTTGACGACGCCATCAGGGAGATGACGGACGACACCGAGATAGCTCTTCGACACGAAGCACTCTGCTCGCGGTCCGCCCGGCACGTCGTGAGCGCGCAGGACCCAGTGGCCCGGATAATCTCGCGGCGATTCGTAGACCGTCCAAATAGTGAGAGATGCCATGGCTCTTGGGCTCTGCTTCTGGATCCTAATGCTCATCTGGTTCGTCTTTGGGCTGCTCGTGCACTTCGCCGTGGTCGCGGGCGCGTACACGTTCGTGGGAAATAGCGTTCTGCTGTTTGTGTTGTTCCTGATTTTGGGGTGGCAGGTTTTTGGTGCGCCAATCCGTCGAG